CTTGTTAATCGCCTCAAGGAAGGGTAGTCCATACTTATCTACCATGCTTGCTCTAACTACATATTCTCCGTTAGAAAGTCTTACTGGGATGGAGTCTGATGTAGACGTTCCTGGACCTATAATATAGCCGCCACTTGCGTAAGTGTCTCTAATAGAACCTATACGACCTTCAACAACGTCTGGACTGAATCTTGTTGGGTCTGCTGCTACTTCTCCAGCCAATGCCTGAAGCATAGCGGCTTCTTCTGCATTATCTCCAACTCTCTTCCAGGAGTCCGCTATTGCTGAGATTCTAGTGCTAACATCTCCAGACTCACCAACTTGCCTGTAGAATCTTCTTGCAGCAGTTTCTGCTTCTCCTGCATCCATGCCAGCCTCATAAAATGCTTCTGCAATTAGATCTATTTTTTCTGTTTCAGTAAGTTTGTCATCCTGAAGTATAGCAAATGCGTTTCCTACTACATCTTCCAGACGCTCTCCCTCAAATCCTATCTGCTGGAGTCCATCCTTAACCTTCTTAAATTCTGTAGTAGTAACTAAATTAGTTTTTTCGATGAATCCGTCAAATACCGTATCAAGGTACTCGTTAACCTGTTCTACAGGAACTCCAAGTTTAACCATTTCATCTCTGAATTGTTTTACAGGTTCTGAATCAAAGAATCCAGCAAGACCCTTATCTAATATGGCAGTTTCTATTTCTACATCAAACTTATTTATAGCCTTAGATAATTGTTCTTGTAAGAATTGAGCCCTTTGCTCTATTCTTCTTGTTTCTTCTTCAGACATGCCACCGCCGCCGCCTCCGCCGCCGCCGCGAGCCTCTTCTAGAGCAATTTCTTTAGCCCTTGCTAATTCTTCTTTTCTCTTCTCTGCTCTTTCAATTCTTTTATCTTCACGCTCTCTACGCGCTCTTTCTGTTTCCTGCTCTTTATTATTTGCTCTAGCATTATCTAATTGGGCTTGTAGCATAGCGGCTTCAGCAGTTCTGCCTTCTGCTCTTGCTCTAGCAATTTGATTCTTAAGATCTTGCTCCTTCATGGCAAAATCAAATGCCTGCTTCTCAAGATCTAGTAGTTTTTGTCTTTCTTCTCTTTCTTCTTGAATTTTTTCTATGAGTTTATCTTGCTTTTCTATTTGTTTATCATAGGCATCTTCAATTGCAGAAGTGTCAGAAGATCCGCCGCCGCCTGAGCCGCCTGAAGAACTGGTTGCTGCAGATACTAGATCAGAAACACCAGGCATTTCTACTGGCTCATTTAATCCAGTAGGTGTATATGCAGGAACTGGAGCGCCTGCAGTAAATGTCTTATAGTATATCTCAAATGTTATTGTATTTTTTGCTCTACTTGCTAAATCATCTAAATCAGTTACTGTTCCGCTCATAGCCAACTTTAGAGCCTTCAAAGCAGTTTCTAAATCGACGCCAGAGGCAAGCATATTGCTAAAGAAGTCCGCTATCTTTGGCCCCTCTCCAGGCAATGCTCTAAGTTGTGCTTCTAATTCTGTAATAGTTTCTGTATTTATTTTACTAAAGTCAATTTGATCAACTGTATTTTGGAAAGACTTGAGATCTGAATTTGCAATTAATGTAGTTAGTGATTCTGCAGTAGCCTTGGTGCTTTGATTAAATTGGTCTACCTCTCCCTTAAGCACACTAACATCTGGGGCTAGAGCAGTAATTTCTACTAGAGAGGACAGAATCTGCATCACCATATCTGGATCTACATCAAGTATGCTCTCACCATTTATAGTCATTCCTTCTAGTGCCCCTAGAGAACTTAGTCCAGGAATAGATCTGTTCTTAATTTGATCTGCAGTTATTTGTCCAGTAGAATATTGTTGTAGTGTTTGTTGCAATTGACCACTAGCCATTAATCCTTGAACTTGGGCGTTTCCTTGTAAACTTGTGAGAATCGACATTAAGTTGGCTGGAGCGCCATCAAACATTACTTCCCTGCCAGACCTAGCCTGTTCAAACTCTGAGGATCTTTGTAGATATCTTCCCATTGCAGATCCTACCCGTGGACGGCCTCCCTGTGCAGAAGAGGCTGCTATTGCATCTGCTGTAGACGCAAGATTGTTGATAAACTTTGCAGAAATATCTTTTGCAGATGCATCATCTGGAATAGTTGAATCTAAATATTCTTTAACTCTATCGGAGAAGAATTCTTTATCAGCAACATCTAAGTATCCTTGCAGCATTAGTTCTATTTGATCTTTGCTAGCACCGCCCATTGCAGCCTGAGCAATCATGCTTTGGAACATTGAACTATTTATTAGTTCTTCTGCACTAGACATTTGGCTTATTTGACCAATTCTAGTTTTTTCCATTGAGCCTTCTTCAGCATCTTTAGCAGCAGTAAGAGCCTCCACAAATCCATCTAATTGACTTTGTGCTTCCGCAGTCTTCTCTCCAAAAGCCTCCAGCGGAATGTCTTCTAGTTCTTTAAGGTTAATTCCAAGGAATGCTTGTTCTGCACTACCTAGTTTTCCTGCGGCAGACTCTGATGCTAATCTTAATTGCTCTACAGCCTTTGCAGCATTCTCAGCATTAGTAGAGAATATATTAAGTACTGGTCCTATTCCACCCAGAAGTCCACCTACAACAGCACCTACTGCTGTTCCAATTCCTGGGAAGACAGAACCAACCATTGCTCCCATTCCCGCACCTGTTGCAACTCCTCCAACAACACTACTTGCTTGCTCTGTTGTGCTACCTGGCTCTCCTGTGGGTAGGAACATTGTTGCCATTCCAAGTGCGCTTAAGGCTCCTCCGCCCATCATAGCCATTCTTCCGCCGCGTCCTCTACCTTGCGCGGTAAGTCCTGCTCCTGACCCAGCCTCTAATAAGTCTGCTTGCGCTGCTCTATCAGAGGCTTGTGCTTCTCTAAGATTTGCTTCAGCGGCCTTTTGAGATGCTATACTTTCTCTTTCTGTGGCAATTCTTAGTCTCTCTTGTGCTTTAAGAAGATTTAATTCTGCATTAGCCCTACGCTCTAGCAAAACTCTTAACTTTTCGCTGACAACCCTATTTGTGGACTGATCTTTATTTAATTGCATCCATTGACCGTTTACCTTACCGTATATAGCATTTCCTCTTTGTAGGAGATCTCCCTGTATTGATAAGTCTTTTATGTATGGCCTTAGTTGTCTTGCTCTTTCAGCGTCTAATCTAGTTGTTTCAGCGCTTGATTTTGTTAGATTTTCTTGTGCGCGAGCAAGTTTTTGCTGTGCTGCTATTACTGATGAATTAGCAGCAGCGAGTTCTGGGGGCACCCGTCCAATTCCAGCAAGTCCGTAGTATTCTCCCATTGCAAGTTGTACGGCGGTTCCTCCTCTGGATATGCCGTCGCCTCTTTTGACTTCTGCACCAGTTCTAAAGTCAAGGTCCACTCCCTTAAGCGCAGCCTTAGCCCTGGCCTCCATATCATTTGCTGCCTTAGAAACAGCCTCCATGGAAGCCTTTACATTGCCGCCAGTCTCTTTCATTGTTCTATCAAATACTGCATTTAATTCGTCAAATGTGGCGGAAAGTTCTCTATCTAAATCTACCCCAAGTGCTCTGGAAGTTTCTCTTAGATTTGATATTGCTACCTGTGGCCCATTCTCTATTAAATCGGACATAAATTTTTGCTGGTACTGGACTAATGCCTGTGGATCAATGTCGGGCTTTGCTGCTAGCATTTTACTAGCAACTTGTGGATAAATTAATTGTCCAGATGTTTCTGCTAGATATGATTCCTTACTTTGGAATACTCTGGCCTCTTCTTGAGGAGTCATTCCGCCACGAACTCTTGAATTAATGTGAGCCTTAAGTTCTTCTATAGCCTGAATAGATTCCTCGCTCATTCCCTCTGCGACTACACTAACAAATCTTTGACCTATAGCATTATTTATTTTATCGAATCTTGTTCCAAGCGCTCCTGAGGGTTGCAGAGATCCTGATCCAGCCACCAGCCCTGCAGTTTCTTCTTCCATTTCTGATTTAGGGAATCTGTGTGAAAATACTCCACCCTCAAGTCTTTGTCCAGATGGCTTTCTCCAATATGAGGACTGAATTATATTATTTGCTTCTGCGGCTGCGGCAGTTCCTGCTTGCATTCCTGATAATGCTGTGCCGCCTTCTAAAGCCTCTCCAGTCATTTGGTTCAAGGCTTGTGACAACTTTTCTATAGCAGCAGTTAGCATGTTTACAGCAGTAGTTTCGTCATAAATTGATTGTGTTATTAATTCTGAAGCATTCTTGGCGGCTACTGATTCTGGAGTAAAGTATTCGAATACTCCCCTTCCCGCCTTCTTGAGAGCCATGAATGAAGATACTCCCTTAAGCAAATAGCCAAGGAAGTTGCCAAAGACGCCTGTGATCATAATTATTGGCCCTGCCAAGCCTACTAAGTACATCAAACCTTTAAGGAATGTTTGTACTGGGCCTGGTAAATTATTAAATATTTCAAGAATCTTTGAAGCAACATTTAAGATCAATGTTCCAACTTCAGTAAATGTTTCACCAATTGGAATAAGGTTTGCCTGTACGCTTGCTAAGGCTCTTTGGAATCTTCCAGTTACAGATTCTGTAACTGCCTTTAATTCTCGGTCAGCATTTTCAGCAAGTTCTCCTGCGCTTAGTCCTGCTAATTGTAAAACTTGTTGAGTTTGGCTTCCTGCCTTACCTAAATTACTAAGAAGAGCGTTAATTCTAGAGAACTGGAACTTACCGAAAATTTGTTCGATAGCCCTTTGTCTGCTAAGTTCATCTAGTCCCGCCAATGCGTCTTGTAAGTCTACTAAAGTTCCAATAACATCGCCAGCATTTTTATCAACAATTGATATTAAGTCCACACCAAATTCATTTAATGTTGCTGTTGTTTGTTTGGTTGGATTAATCAATGAAGCGAGGGATGATTTGATAGCGTTAGCGGCTTCTGATGCTGGAACTCCACCCTCACGCATAGCAACCATCATTAGGGATAGATCTTCAATGTCTCCGCCAAGTCCCTGGACTACTGGACCAGCCTTAACAATTCCTGTAACTAAGTCATTAAGAGTTGTAGATGTTTGATTTTCTACGGCGTTCAAGAAGTTAATTGATTCAGTCAAGCCTTCTGTGTCTTTCTTAAAGACGCTCTGAATTGATAGTGTGGCCCTCATAGCCTCTTGTCTATCTACTTCACCAAGTACGGATAGTCTCATAGCCTCGTTTGTTGCCGTGAGCAATTCGTTTCCTTGCTTTCCAGTAGAAGCAATATCTGCTGCAATTCCAAGTGTTTCTTCGGCAGCCACACCCATGCTTGATGCAATATCTTTAGCGAGTCCTAGTGTCTGTGATCTGATTGCTGCAAGTTCTCCTGGATCTACTATGCCCTTTGAGGCATCTCCATACACCTTGACAAGTCTTGTGAGTTGTTTATCTGCTTCCATAAATGTTTTAGCAGCAGCAGCACCAAATAGGGTGAGTGGTACTGTTAATCCGACTGTTAACTGTCTACCAGCCCATTGTGTATTCTTTCCCCAGTTAATTAATTGTGTAGACCCACCAGCAACTACTTGTCTAAAAATTCTATATTCTTGATTAAGAATTTGTTGCTTATGAATAGCCTCATCTATTCCAGTAGGGGTAATTACCATAGCCCTGCCATCGCCAGTAGCGAGGGTCATAGAATTTTGTAGTCTTACTTGTTCTCTTGCTAATTTCTGAATTTCTGTTTGTTGATTCTTAATATATCCAGTAGCAGTTCTAAAATATTCTCCAAGTCTTATGTTTCCTCTTTCAAGGCTGCGTCCAAAATTTTCTGTTTCGGATGTAAGACTTACCATTCTGGTCTGGAACATTCCAGTAGATCTTAATTGCTCGCCCATCAAGTCTGAGTAGCGCTGCATATTGGAAATAGCAGTAGGGCTTATCATTCCTGTAGTTGACATAGAGGAATTGATAGCGGCAATTTGTGCCTTTAATCTGGCAAGTTGGCCCTCAAGTTGTCCAAAATTGCCAGTTGCTACAACATTAAGATCTATACGACTCAAGACTCAACTACCTCCACGGTAACATGTCCAATACCCATACCGACTCCGAATCCAGCAACAGCAGCATCTGCACCAGAGAGATCTGTGATATCCATTGGTTCATCATCAGATAAATCAATTCCCTGGATTGCAGCAAAGAACCTCTGCTGTTCTCTTTGAGATTTTCTATGTGCGTTTAGAGTAGATAGCAATTCATCTACTGATAAATTTTCTTCAAGTTCTTCGTAGTTTTTCCAGATTCCCAAGAGAAACGCCTCAGATTCCAGAGCGGCTAGATCTAGTTCGTCCCAACTAGAGCCGCCCCTAGGAGATTTGGGTCAGTCATCTTTAACCCTCCGCAGATCTCCAAAATTTTCATCATTGTTGGTACATTAACTGCATCTTCAAAAGCCTCGCGGTCCTTGGACAAATGTGGTGCTGACTTTTCCATGCAAACCATTGCTGCCTTGATAAATACATCAAGGGCGTCCTCTTCAGACTCTACCTTTTCAGCATCAAGTTCTCTGATAACATTCATAAACTTTTTTAATGTTTTAATTGGCAATGGCTTCACAGTAATAACTTCGCCATTTTCTAATTCTAATTCAGCAACATCATAAATAGCAGTTGGCATTTTTCCTCCTAATAACCTAGTAAAATTATATCAAAATAGGGTCTAAAAACATAAAGATGAACCCCGCCTTGTGAGCGGGGTATCACCTTGAAAATATTAAGTTATCAGGAGTAAACGCGATCAAGAATTTCGCCGTATTCAGCACCAGCAAAATCGTCATCTGGGAGACAACGGAATGTAACTGGGTAAACTGTTGCTTCGTTTCTACGGAGAGCGTGGGACACGGTTTCCATAGAGAGAACGCGACGAGCGAGATAGACTCTTTCTGTCTTTGTTGGATTTGCTTCTGTTGTTGGTCCAGGACCAACAGCAATCAAAGATCTTTCTACAGGGGCTTCACCAAGCGCACCAGCAGCAAGTCTAAGGACATTCTTACCGCTACCATCAGCGTTAAGTGTTCCACCGTATGATCCTGCACCAGCCTCTGATCCGAGTGCATTTGTATATACACTATTAACCTGAGAGTTGTTTGACTGTCCAAAAGCAGTACGAACGTTTTGAAGAGTTCCCTCACTCATGGAAGTACGGAGCATGACGCGCAACTGGGTCTTGAAGATACGAGCAGAGTCAAGCAACTGATCAACTTCAACCTCACCATATGTTGGTTCGTATGAAATTTCGAAACCTTCGGATGTGTATCCTGCGTTTCTCCAGTCTGCTGCTGCTGTTGTCTCAAGGTAGTTTCCTGCGGCTACTGAGCCAAATGTTGGCATTACCTTTTTGTAATTTGCAATTTCTGTTGAGTCGCCCTTAGAGATAAAAACCTGAGCGGCACCAACGATAATATTGCGAACTTCACCTTTATCGGCCATCTATTTGTTACACCTACCTTTCAGATATATTTTAATATCTGGTTTAGCACTTTCCTCTTTTATATAATAGCATGAAGAGGCATTAACACAAAGGATCAGGCGAATCTGCCATCAGAGTATAAAATTCTTGCATATTTGTAAGAAATCTCTACCGATCCAGCCATTCTTCCGCCCTCTTGCTCAAAGGGTGCTGGGGCTGTGGCATTATTAAGACCAACAGAGTAGAACTTAACTTTGTCATTTAATGGATTGTATAGTTGAACATCTTTTCCTGAGTCATCAAGCCTTCTAAATAAATCAATCATAAATTCAGTTATTTCGGATATCTTAGAAACACTTGTGGATATTATTGTATAGAGCATTCTTTCTTCACAGATCCACCATTGATCTCCATAGCCTTCAACTTCATAGTCATAGGTTATGTATGGCTCATCGGGTATAAGATTATTAAATTCTGGAATCTCCTGTATAGGAACAATTGGGATTATACCCTTGGTAAACCCATCAGGTCTATAGTTTTCTGCTAGCATTATTCCAGAATCATTTAATTCACTCCACAGGAACGAGTTGATTACTGTTCTAGCGTTTTTTGTATAGTCTGCCATTTTAGATTACACTCCCAACGGTTTTGTATGCAGATGTAGACCTAAATATTGCTTCTCTGACACTAGACCTTCCCGCACCTTTTCTATTCAATGCTCTAGCAACGTTCTTTTGTATATTTAAAATAACTCCAGAATCATCTAGTATGGTTGGGAAATTGATATTCCACCATGAAATAAAGTGCTTATTGAAAGACCCTTTTACATCATTTCCTCCTGGATTTCTAATACTTATAGTTTTTCCAGGTGGTACAAAAACTATAGATCTTCTATCTGGACTAAATGCTATTGTTCTGGTAGTAATAAATTGTACTGGCTTTCCAGCCTCCATAACATTAGCCTTATCTTTAAATACACCACTTCTTTTTACCACGGCCCCTGTAACGCCTGGATTTTTGAGTACAGGCGCTATTGGAGATGACTTCTTAGAATTATTAAACTTTGTATAGATAGTGGCAGCGCCTGCAGAAGAATTTCTTTTGATTATTCTAAACAATCTTCCAGATTCTCTTCCAGTTTCTCGCCATTCATAAACATGGTGGAATGCATTCTTATTTGATCTTGCATACATATTTGTAGTCTTAACAAATTTTAATGCTGCAATAGAAAATGCGGTGTCCATTAGTTCTTTCTGGGTATAAGCAGTTGTTAACTCTTTCATGCCATCTATTTTTTTATTTAATTCGGCAAAGAGTTCGGCTTCAGATGAAGAATCTATTCTGACATTAATCATTCGACTGTACCATTACTCTTTTAAGATGATTTTCATAATACTGAACATTTCCAAATATGTCTACGATTGGATGTGACGCATACACTTCAAATATGGTATTGGGCTGAGAGATTCTGTCTACCTCTTTATACAATTCTTTTTTAGAAGAATTTTTTATGTTGGTTACTCTCCATCTTTTACTTAATTGCTCAGAAGTGTGCATTTTTATTTCTAAGTCTTCAGTATATTCTTTTGAAAAGTTTTTGTTATCAGATGTTGCGGAGCCTCCGCTTTCTCTAATTGGAATTATTGCACATGATATCGGTTTAAGAACTACCCATCGCCTGGTTATTTCATTAGTATCGGAATCTTGATCCCTAATTTGATGTAGAAGTTCAGCAGACATTGAGAATAAAGAACTTCTAATACATCCATACATTAAATAATCACAGCCTGGATCATTCTAAACTTTTGTAGGATTGCATCTACTATTGCATTACCTGTGCCGAAGTGTGCCTGTCCAGATATTTCTACTGACAACTGTCCACTATTAATTTTCTTAACATACCTAGTTCTCCATATGCTGTCGCTACAAAGTAGATCGTTGACTAATAGAAATGCTGACTGCTTTACTTCTGATGGAACATAGTCCCACCCGACAATTCCAGAAACTTCATATCTGTATCCATCTCTGAACCTTCCCTTAGTTAATCCAGTATAGTCAAACTCTTCTTGCTCATCTATATCATCTCCTGGATTGGGTGGGACGATTCTTAATCCATATGATGTTTCTGTCAATTCAATATCAAAGCCAAATATATTGTAGTTTGTCGCTGAATCTACAACTAATTCATCATTCTCTTTTAAGGATGTAACAGATATCATTCTTGATGGTAAAAGAAGTACGTCTGCTCCAGATCCATACGCTACCACAGAACCCTGAGATTTATTTATTGAAAATCCTAGGTAATTGTCTATCATCATTCTAGCGACTCTTTCCGCACCTACTATTTTTTCATATGAATAGTAATTAGCATCCTCAGGTCTTGAGGAGAAACCTAGTTCTGCAGATATTTCATCTGGAGTTGCATATGGTGTACAAACATATACATATTCTGTTTCTTGATTTAATATAGAATTAAT